GCACCGAGAAATACAACGAGCGAAGCTTAGCCGCGCCTACCGATCCTGAAAACGAGATGGACTACAACACCGGGCGCGCCCAGCGCGGTCCAGCCCGGCCGAAATACAAGACCAAGTCCTGGGCCCTGTGGCCACCTTCGTCTGAGGGTGTTGACGTCGCCCTCGCCGACGACATAGAGTCTGCATCAGAGCTATCCTCCCCAGCCCTAGCTGACATTGACCAGCAGTCCCACTATCTAATCGCCCAGACTCCGTGGCGGCCTCGTCCGCCTTACAAGGTCCACACTCGAGTCGTCCTGCCGGTCTCGTTCCCTGAGATCCTCCTCGCCGACGATATCGAGAGCGCGAGTGAGCTAACCTCGCCTTCGCTCGCCGAGGTGGTGCAGCAGGCGGAGTTCCTCCCGGTTCGCCAACACCGACCGGGGCGCCCACCCCGCAAGGTCCACTCACGCATACTTGCCGCCCCTGATCAGGTAGCCGAGGTCGACGCACTCACCGCCGATGATATTGAGTCCGCCTCTGAACTTACCTCCCCCGCGCTTGTCGAGGTCAACCAGCAGCTTGATCACCTAACCGTCCGTCAGCACCGAACGAGGCGTCCACGCTACGCGGTCCACTCTAGCACTAAGGGTTGGATCTCCTTCACCGATACCCTAACCGCCACGGATATCGAGTCTGCCTCCGAACTATCCTCCCCAACCCTTGCTGGAGTGGACGAGCAGATCGGTTTCACCCCAGTCCGTCAGCATCGGCCAGCTCGACCACGTCACGCAGTCCACTCCCGCATAACGCTGCCGGTCTCCCACGCTGACCCGCTCACCGCTACCGATATCGAGTCCGCCTCAGAGCTTACCTCGCCGGCCCTAACCCAGGGCCAGGTGCTCCTCGCCGATGACATCGAATCCACTTCCGAACTAACCTCGCCCACCTACGGTGAGGTGGATCAGCAGATCGACTTCCTGCCAGTTCGGCAGCACCGTCCGGCCCGACCGAAGTATAAGGTTCACTCCAGCGTGACGCTGCCGGTTAGCGGTAGCCCCGAAGTCCTAACCGCCACCGACATAGAAAGCGCTTCGGAACTCACTTCTCCGGCCCTAGCCCACGTTGACGAGCAGATCGACTTCCTGCCCATCCGCCAACACCGCACCAGGCGCCCGAAGCACCTGGTCCACTCCCAAATCATCCCGGCTCCTGAAGCCCCCGGTGTCGACTCCCTCTCGGCGGACGGCATAGAGTCGGCTTCCGAGCTAACTTCCCCCACCCTCGGCCACGTTGATCAACAGACCCATTACCTCATCACCCGCTCTCCGTGGAGGCCGAGGCCACCCTACAAGGTCCACACGCAGGTGGTCCTGCCGGTTGAGTTCCCCGCTGCCCTCACCGCTACCGACATCGAAAGCGCCTCAGAGCTATCATCCCCAACCCTCGCGGAGATAGTGCAACAAGCTGAGTTCTTGCCTGTCCGCCAGCACCGACCAGCGCGGCCATCCTACAAAGTCCACTCCTTCATCACCAGTGCCACTCAGCCGGTCTCCTACGCCGAGGTCTTGGCGGCTGATGATATTGAGAGCGCCTCCGAACTCTCTTCGCCAACCCTGGCGGAGGTCGTTCAGCAAGCCGACTTCCTCCCCGTCAGGCAGCACCGGACGCGCCGTCCGCGCCATGCCGTGCACTCCCGCATCGAAAGCGCCGAGCGCCCGATTAAGTTCACCGAGGTTTTGACCGCCACTGACATCGAGTCGGCTTCGGAGCTTTCATCCCCCATCCTCGCCGAGATCGCCCAACAGCTCGACTTCCTCGGCCCCATCCGCCTCCGCCCACAGCGCAAGCTGAAGCGCCGCCGTGCATCCTCCATAACCTTCATCGACGAGGTCGCTGTCGACGCCGACATCCTCTCAGCCGATGACGTCGAGTCAGCTTCAGAACTCAGCTCCCCCAACCTAGACGAGATCGACCAGCAGTCGCACTACCTCATAACCCGCTCGCCCTGGCGTCCACGGCCACGCCACGCAGTCCGCTCCAACATCATCCTCCCCGTTTCGGCTCTAGAGGCGCTCCTGGCCGATGACATCGAGAGCGCGTCCGAACTTTCCAGTCCGAGACTCATCTCTGGCGCCGAGCTTCTGCGCCCGATCCTTATCCGGCGGAGGGCGCGATAATGGCTATTCCCGTTTTTGATAGTTCTGGTGCAGTGGCAATTGGTGATGCCGCAGCTTCTTTAGAAGTGGACTATCCCGCAACAATTAACACTGGTGATCGGCTTATCCTAACATTTGGGCAGCGGAACTCAACAGTGCCTAATGATCCAACAGGGTTTACCATTGTCACATCAGTTTCGAGTGATGCCACTCATGTTACAGCTGTGTGGGAAAAGACGGCGACGGGAAGTGAAACCGGCAGTGAAACAGTGACACCAACAGCCGGCAGTCTTCAAATAGGGCGAATGCATCGTTTTACTGGAGTAAGTGGTATAGAAGCTGTAGGTTCAAATGGTGACTCAAATACAACAGCACTCCATCCGGATATCACCACAACAGCCGCGGATCGTATTGCAGTTGCAGTAACTTTCGTAAACGACTCCGAACCTGCGGCTTCCTTCACCGGAGAAACAGGTGGTGATTTTACTTTGGCTATTGATAATGAAAGTGATGTAGGGCAGAACGGCGCCTTATCAATGCAGACGGCGGATATGGCATCTCCAGCCACAATTTCGGGCGGTTCGTGGACCTGGTCAGGTGCGCCAGAAGATTGGGGGACAGTCGGATTTGCCCTCTTTGGCGAGGAAGAGGTTGTTATTGACTACCTCCCCATCCGGCAACACCGACCAGCCCGTCCTCGCCACAAGGTCAAATCCACCGTCTCCGGACCAATCCAGTTCGCCGAGCCGCTAACCGCGACTTCGATCGAGTCCGCCTCCGAACTCAGCCAGCCTGCCCTCACCGACGTCGAGCAGCAAGCCTACTACCTCATAACCCGCTCCCCTTGGCGCGCTCGTCCACCCTACAAAATCCACACGAGGGTGGTTCTACCCGTCGCGTTCTCCGAAACCCTAACCGCAACTGGCATAGAGAGTGCGTCGGAACTTGGCTCTCCCACCCTCGTCGAACTCGGTGGAGTCCCGATCATGTTCAACTACTACGCCAAGCAAAGGAGGGCCTGATGCTTTTTCTCAAACAAAGCACTGAAGTCATCGTCCAGTTTGGCCCGTTCGTAGACAAAACCGACGGTGTCACACTAGAGACCGGCCTCGCCGCTTCTATGGATGTCTCCACTACCGGCATTCGGCTGAGCAAGAACGGCGCTACCCTCGCCGACCGCGCCTCCCCCTCCGCTCCCGTCCACGATGCGATGGGTTTCTACCGCATCACCCTCAACACCGTTGACACCGGCACCCTCGGCACTCTGGTTATGGTTTTCGAGGAGGCCGCGACGACCCTCCCCGGCTGGTCGGAGTTCATGGTCATGCCCGCCAACGTTTGGGACAGCCTCTTCGGCGCCGACACCCTCCAGACCGATGTGACCGAGGTTAGCGGCGTGGCCGAAGACCTGCCCACTGCCACTGCCCTGGCCGCCCTCCAAACCACCGCCGACGACATCAACCTCCTAGTCCTGGCCGCGCCGGTCGCTAAGTATGTGAGCCCGATATGACCCAAACCGCCGAAGACCTGGTCCTCGAACTGGCGGAATATTCCTCCGACCCGCTCGGCTTCGTCTACTTCGCCTTCCCGTGGGGGGAGGAGGGCGAGTTGGAGGGCCAGTTTGGCCCGGAACCGTGGCAGCGGGAGATACTCGTCAGTCTTGGGGAGGGGCTAGGCCTGCCAGAGGCGGTGCAGCTCGCCCGCACCTCGGGCCACGGGATTGGGAAGTCCGCCCTCGTGGCGTGGATCATGCTGTGGGCCATCTCCACCTTCGCCGACACCAAAGGTGTCGTGACTGCGAACACCGAGACTCAGCTCAAGACCAAAACGTGGGTCGAGTTGGCGAAGTGGTATCGCCTTTTCCTGTGCCGCGACATGTTCAAGATGACCGCCACCGCCATGTTCTCCACTGACCCGGAGCACGAGCGGACCTGGCGCATCGACATGGTGCCGTGGTCGGAGCGGAACACCGAGGCGTTCGCTGGCCTCCACAACCAGGACAAGCGCATACTGATCGTGTTCGACGAGGCGTCAGCAATCCCCGACCTGATCTTTGAGGTGACCGAGGGCGCCCTGACCGACAAACCCCCGACTCAGATCATCTGGGCCGTGTTCGGCAATCCCACTCGCAACACCGGCCGCTTCCGGGAGTGCTTCCACGGTGGGAAGTTCGCGCACCGTTGGGACTCGGCCGCGATCGATTCGCGCCAGGTCTCCTTCACCAACAAAGAACAGATAGCGAGATGGATAGAAGACTATGGAGAAGATCATGACTTCGTCAGGGTGCGCGTTAGGGGTGTATTCCCCCGAGTCGATGCCATTTCCTTTATACCCCTTGAGCTGGTTCGAGAAGCTATCGCCCGAGAAACGCCAGAGGCTAAGGGCAACCCTGTCATCCTGGGAGTTGATGTTGGACGTTACGGCGACGACCCCTCAGTTATCTACCCCCGTAAAGGCCGAGATGGATACACCCTAATCCCCGAGGTCTACCACGGCCTCTCCACCATGCAACTCGCCAAGCGCGTGGTCGAGGCCATGACGCGCTATTCCGCCACAGTGTGCTACGTGGACGAGGGCGGGGTAGGCGGCGGCGTGGTGGACCGGCTGGTCGAAGACCACGTCAACGTCATCGGCGTGCAGTTTGGCGGCCGCCCCGACGGCTCCAACCTGGACGAGCCCCAGGTCACCTACGCCAACAAACGCGCGGAGATGTGGGGCGGGATGAGGGACTGGCTGAGCCGGGGGAAAATCCCCGAGAAGGTCCCTGGCCTGGAGCAACTCTTCACTGAAGAACTCACCGGTCCGACCTTTACATTCAACAACAAAGATGCTATCCTGTTGGAGAAGAAGCAGGATATGCGGCGGCGAGGGGTGCCGAGCCCTAACCTCGCCGACGCCCTCGCCCTAACCTTCGCGCACCCGGTTTACGTGCCTAACCCCCGCTACCCCTGGGAACGAGGCAAGCCAGAACTCGCTCCCGACTTCAACCCTCTAGTGACAGGAGAATACCATGGGAATCTTTAGTAGCCCGAAAAAGCCGAAGAAACCGCCCCCACCGCCCTCCACACCCACACGAGCTGATGCGCGGGCTAGCCTGGCGGGCGGGGGCCAGTTGGCCGGTCTTTCAATCAACCCCTCCCTCATCACCAACATCGGTGGGCCGCTTGGATTGGCGAAGGCTCGAGGGAAGAAGAAATCACTGATCGGAGCAACCTGATGGGTATCCTCTCACGCGGCCTCAAGAGCCTCATCCCACCCAACCCCTTGAAGCCGGGGAAGGCGTTTAAGTCCCTCATCTCCTCTGGCGGCGTCCCTGGCGGGCCGAAGTTGGGCCAACTCGACCCGGCGGGGCTGTTCGGCAACAAGAAGAAAACCTCGCTCATCTCCTTAACATGAGGTAACCATCATGGCAAAGATCACAGAAAAACTTCATCAGTCCAAGAAAAACACGATCTCTGCCCTGCAGCGAGATCGCCTGGCCTGGTGGCGGCACTGGCGGGAGGTGTCGGACTACTTCCTCCCCCGCCGCTACGTCTGGCTGTTGACGAATAACGAACTCAACAACGCCGACGTGCGGAACCGGAAAATCCTCGACGCCACCGGCACCACCGCCGCGCGGACCTTGGCGAGCGGGATGATGAACGGCGTCACCTCGCCCGCCCGGCCGTGGTTCCGACTGCGGGTGCCGGGGAGCGACGACGAGGAGTCTGGGGCCGTCAGGATTTGGCTGGACGAAGTCCAACGCCGAATGCTCCTCGTGATGGCCGAGTCCAACTTCTACAACGCTCTCGCGGTGGTCTACCTCGACCTCGTGGTCTTCGGCACCTCGGCCATGCTGATCTACGACGACTTCGACGAGGTCATCCGCTGCTACAACACTGCCCTTGGGGAGTTCTACATCGCCCAGGACCATCGGCTGCAGGTCAACACCTATGCGCGCGAGTTCTCCTACAAGGTCAACCAAATCGT